CTCGTTCTCAACCTTAATCTTATTAGCTCTGATTTCCTGCTGCTTCTTGTAAATCTCGTTCTCCTGCTTCTGCCTTAAGGCTTCTGCCTTTGCCTGGTCTTCCTTTGCCTTAATGCGTCTTTGTGTCAGGTCTGAGGATATATAGTTAAGCGAATCCGATATTCCCTGTAGCGCACGTCCTGGAGCTGCCAAAGCATCACCGCTTATCGAGGGTCCGGCCTGACTTTTGGAAACATTAGGTGTATTAGGTTGTGGGACAATAGCCATTAGCCTGCCTTGTAGGTTGAAATTGCACTTGATGCACCACTAAGCAAAGATGCACCAGCCTGAAAATAGGAAGCTTTTTGAGCAGCCTTGCCCTGAAGCTTTGTGATTTTGGCACCTGATCTAAGTGCTCTCTGGGTGTTCTCTGATCCTCTTGCCTGTTCAAGCAGGGATAACTCCATGGCTTCAGCCTGTTCAGCCTCAAGCAATAGCGAACTGCCAGCAGATATGTCTACGCCCTGAGCTGCCCTTATAGCCAGACTACGACCTTGCAGTCGCTTGTTCTGGGTTCTCATGCGAGATAGCTGTTCCTTGTTCTCAAGAAACTCCAGTTCAGCCTGATTGGATTGGAGTTTGGCGTTGTATTCCGCTGCTGCCTTTTGCTGTTTTCCCGCATAGATGGCTCCTGCGGCTGAGACAACCGTTCCCGCCGCAACAATGGCTGTGTTTAAAAAAGACATTTTTGACCTTCCTGTAACATAAGATTGGAAAATCTAGTAAATTCCGGCAATTCCAGTTCTTCTGGGGTTAATGGATCAACCAAAGATTTTTCAAGAGTTGGGATATTCTGACAATTATCTGGGTTTTCGTGAATGGTTTGCCAGATAGTTTTCTGATGAATGTATAGCGTCTTGGATACTCCTGCTTTCGATTCAAAGATAATGGGCTTGTAAGTTGCGTCCAGTGCTACAAGTTTTTCGTTTACCATGTCGTAAACGATGACCTTGCCCTTGATTATGCAGTTTAGGTGAGTGGTCTTGTGTCGTTCGCCTTTTACAAAAGCACCTCCTGGCATTGTAAGCTGCCTAATGTAAATCTTATCACTGAAAAAATGCTCAAGAAAGCACTCGACTGACTCTGGTGGTTTTGTAAACAGTTTGTTCTTAATGGCTTGCAACGGGTTCATTATTATCCGGCAATCTTGTAATGGACGATAACTGCAACCAGTGTCAAGGGTAGCGGTAAGTCCTGAATAAAATATAAAGGAGGATCATTATCGGTAGACTTTGCATTGTTTGCTGTCGAGCCAAAAGTAGTAGCCCAATTCACATACTTTTCTCCCGTAAACGCTGGAATGTAGACATCCATTGTGTCGGTTGTCTGGTTAAATGGAACAGTGTCCGTAGCCACTCCGTTGTAAATCTTAAAAGTAGCCGACTTAAACAGGCGCACATTGAGGTGTTTAATGGCCTTCCTAAGCCCCTGAGAGCTTCCTGTCAAATAGTCTATATCTAACCTCATGGGTTGCCATGTGGAGAGGTATTGCAGCCCTATTCTGGCTACTTCAACCCCAGAGCCAGCAATGGTAATTGATCCATTGGTTACGACAGATGACACTGATGTGTCAATAGAGCGTGGCGCACCGTCTCCAAACACTTGAACGGCCTTGCCTTCTAAGTGATCCAGTCCAGTAAAAATTGTGGTTGCAGAACCGGAATACTCAATCCCAGAGTCAACATACCAGCAATCGTTTATGTCAGACCAAGTATCAGCAAACACCTGCTCGATAAATCTATTGTTTGCATCCTCTTTCCTAATGATCCAAACTTCATCATTATCAGTTCCCCTGATGGTTGCGACAGACTCATAGTTTCCTGAGGTTGTCCACAAGGTCCAGCCTACGATACCGTCCTCACGGTTGTAAGACAAAACAGCCATATCTCCATTTGCAAGAACGCAATAAATGTATGGCTCGCGCAACTGGGAATAGGCAATCTCAACAATGCCTGACTCAGTGATCTCGTCATTTAGTCGGTTAAGGTCTGCTGCTGTATAGCCTCCAGACACACCTTGGTCAAACTTGTAGGCAATCTCACGCAGCTTACGCCCATTGCGTTCCACACCAGCATAGATAGGGCCTATAATCTCAGGCTTGATTCCGTTGAATCCTACGGCTTCCTGTGGCCTATATTGAACATTGCTAGGAGTAATTGGAAGATCCTCTGAGCCGGAAGACATAATACCGTGCTCTTTGCCGTTACCAATCATAATAGATTTGCCTCCAATAATCCAAGTTATTGGATTGCGCTCAGTGGACGGAAGAGAATAAGCAAAAGCTTTGTCGTCTTCGCCATTTCCATAATCAAAATTAAAGAAGTCTCCAATGACTGAAGCCCAGACATTAAGAGGTTGATCGGTGCAACCCGCAAAAACAAGACGCTGTTCGTAAATATCTACGTCAATAGGAAAGCCCCTGCGTGTAGACCATGAACTTTCAGACCATACGTCAGTAGACCCTGCCTTTTCAAAATCTGAAATAATATTTACCTGCACCTGTCTAGAATTAGTAAAACCAGTTACCTTGCAATAGCCATACAAAAAAGCATCTGAAGCCTCAAGGTAAGCATAGGCGTCACTGTCTCCCTCAGTGTTGGGGACTGATGCGTTGTCTACCGTGATTCTCAATTCAGTAGTAACGTCTTCCGTTCCGGCAATGGAAATGTTTCGGTTTCCGTCTCTCGATGACCCAGAGTAAATTACCTCTACAAGTCCGGTAATTGAGTCACGCCTTTCAATGGTTACGTCAGCATCCCATACTCCAGACGTTGAGAAAGTCCAGTCTCCAATGATGGTTATGTAGCTGCTGGAGCCGTCAACACCCGCCACATTACCTCCACCACTTGCATAGTTATACAAAGCCCTTTGAACGCTTGTAGCGTCCCTTCTGTGGCCTAATCTGTAGTAGCCTCCTACATTGCCAGAGGTAAAGACGGAAACCAATTCCCATTTGTCGGTGTCATTAGAAAAAGCAGTAGCGTCTGAAGTATGATCTTCCTTGGCTATGTAAATTTCGGTTGTGCCCGAGTCATACCGGTAGGTTCCGGCAGGGTAGAATGTGGAAGTGGCCCATGCAGGCGCACTGGCAGTAAGAGTCCGGCTGGTTCCGGTAGTGTGGGAAATGGATAATTCAATCTTAGACAGATTCTCGTCTCTAAACGGAGGTTGCCTAAAGTTGATGGTCTGCAACTCAAAAGTGGTCTCCGTTAGTCTTTTGAGGATAACTGGAGCAATAGTCGGGTGAGTTATGATAACAATGTCGTTAATCTGCCTCATTTTTAGAAGCGCAACAGCATCCGAGTCATAAACCGTAGTCACTTCAAATGGCTCCGTTAAAGTTCCTCCTGAGGAATAAGCCGCACCTGGATCAGAAGTGATATAGGTAAAAGTAGTTGAGGTAGGGGTAGTTGCAACGATACCATTGGTGACGTTGTAAGCAGATGGGGTAACACCAGCAACCGTAAACCTATCTCCTGGAGCAAGGTTATGTGGGTCTGCTGTAGTGTAGGTTGTCCTGTCTGTTGACCATGCAGCCGTTGAAATGGTGTTGGTCGTCTGAGTAACCCTGTCACCGTCTTTAAAGAACCGAATATACTGGTTCCCAAACTCCATAATGTAGCCTGTTTCGGTATTAAACTGGAACTTTTTAAGTAAAGCAATGCCATTGTTCTTGGTTCTGGCCTTGAACTTTGTTCCCGGCCTACGCTCCAGCATTCCATGTGGACGGATCAGGAAATTGTCAGCCGTTCTTGAGGCAGCACTGTACTTCTCAAGATCAATGCGACCATCAAGTTTTGATGACCAAACTCCGGCGTTGAAGTTCAGCAGGGATTTTTTACTGTCTCTGGACAATGTTATTCTCCTGGTTGGATTCTACGGGATTCTAACCACGTTGAATTGTTGATAAGGCTGTATTTGCGTGGATTGGATTCTTGTGCGTCAATCCTCATTGCCCTTGGCAAAACAATTTCTTCGTATTCTCTACGTAGGGTAACAGCCAGAGAATCTTCTCCTGCGATAATAGAGGCTAAATAGCTGGACAGGAGGGCTACAACGCAACGGTCAAAATGGGAGTCAAACTTGGTAACGTCATCCGTGTATGCTATGTAAGTGATTTTGCACTCTTCGGCATCAGTCAGGATATCTCTGCCTTCGATCTCGAACTTGCTTTGGATGTAGGCTTCGTCAATGGAGTAGCCATTGAGCGTGACAAGCTGTAGACACAACACTGGAAGCGTGTATGAATAGTCCCATCCAAAAGCTGGTGCTGTAGTGTTGGCTGCGAGCTGTGATCTGGTCTTCAAGCAATTCCATTTGTGGGTTCTTCCCACTTCCTTGATGACGGTCTTTAACAGTCTTTTGCACTGTCTGGCTGCGTCATTGGTTGTGTCATTGATGTCAGTAATAGCCGTCTCCCCGATCCTCAGGAGGGCTAGGTTTGCAAGCTGTGTTTTGCTGTCTGCCATAGGTTAAGTTTTAAAAAAGAAAGGGGGGCTCAAGGTTTGCGCCTCAAACCCCCCTCGGGTGAGTTAATCAATTACGACAGAGAAATCCTTAAGGGAGGATCACTGCTACGTAGAAGGTCAAGACGCCAGTTGCAGGGGTCGCAAGGGCCTCGAAGTCAGCGGTAAGCCATTCTTCTACGGTGAGTTGATAGGGAAGTCCATCGAACTGATCCAGTCCAGCAGCAGCCACATCAAGGGCAGTTGCGAGAGCAGAGGAGGAAGTTGGAGTACCTACGTTTACGGTTGCAGTAGCACCGACACCGCCATCAGACTGCACGTAAGACAGTTGGGGCAGAACGATGGTTCCTTTCGGGAGATAGGCAAGAAACATGTCGTCTTCGTCCAAGTGGGACGTGTCAGAGAATGTTACAACTGCTTTGATGATAGAGATTTCACCTAAGCATTTGCGTCCATCTGCAAGATTAGAACCGCGAAAATCGGTTGGAGCAACATTGGAATACCAGTCAGTAGCCATGATTTATAGTCCTTTCAAGTTAAATTAAACTTCCTTACATTTTACAATGTAGGAGCTGTTATTGATACGGGCCGAACCAAGCTTTGCAACTGGACGGATCTGGAGAGCGTGAGACAAGTCAACACGAACGTCCATGTGAGTTTTCATTCCGGTTTCACCTAGAATAATGTCGGGCTTGTAGTAAGCCAAACACTGACGTGCATCAGCATCAGAAGGATCGAATTCCAGATCCTCATACTGACGCCAGCTAAAACCAGCCCAGAACGTGCCGTGGATTTCGCCAGAGCGGATCAACATGGTATTAGCGTAGTCACGGTCGGTAGCTTGAGCCATCGACTGAAGATCGCTAACCTGTTGAGCACCAATGACAAAGATACGGTTTTCACCTTTAGGGATACGAGCCAAATCCATCTTTTCACGGGCGTTCTTGATCTTGCCCCAGGTCAAACCTACGTCACCGCCACCGCCATAGTTGACATCAATTACGTTGCCAACCGGGAAGGCTTCAGTAGTCGTGCCGTTAGCACCAGTAATACGGGTGCCTTGAGCAGCGTCACGAACATAGGCGTCACGCAAACGATTGTATGCGCTGGCTTGGTCCTGCATGATGCGGGAGGTTGGAACTACGATAGAGTCGAGGTATTCGTCATCCCATTCGTCTTGCAGAATAGGTGCGTCCCAAGGCTCTGGGTAGATCCAGCTCTTGCTGGTTGAGTAGTCAACGAAAGAAGTCTGCGGATAACGGGCAGTCTTACGTTTCCAAGTTACGGTGCCACCAATGTTATACCATTTGCGGTCGCCAGTGAGG